TTCTGGTCCAGCCGCCGATATCACTGGTGGTCGGTCCTCCACTGTTGGTGAACTTACACACAATAAACCAGAAACAACTGCTCACCTCCCTTCTCGACTACCCACCATGCCTGGTCGTGCTCAGGGCATGTCGGGTGTTGTTCCTCGCAATGAACACGAAAAGACTAAGAGGACAACCAACCGATCGGAAACGGGTCTCCGTACAGATGGACTTGGGTTCAATGGTGCGAAGCGTTTCATTTCTGCGCAGACGGTGTCGCAAGATCCTACGCGTTTCAAGAGTGATCGTAACGACGTGCAGTACAATTACTACAACCAGCCCGCTCCAGGTATCCACAGTCACCATGGTGCGTACACCATTAGTGCCGCTGCTCGGGTGACCGCGAAGACAAATGAGGAACTCATGAAGTATGGTTTCCGCCCAGAAGATCGCCGTGGTAAGCCTAACCGTATGGGTAACGCGGGTCGTATGAACGTTCGTGAGAGTGCTCTCAAGCAGGGTGGTCGTCTTACTACCGTTCGATCTGATACTACACGCGTTGATGGTCGCATTAACGCCGCGAATGGTGGTTGGACACAGCAATACAACCAAAAACCATTCCACCAATTCAATGCGTACAAGGGTCACGAGAACCCCAACACACAATCTCTCGATATCGCGAAGCGTCAGCTCCATAACAACCCCCTGGCGCATTCATTGTCTCATTAAACATTTAGTTCATAGATAAAAACATTCATTAAAATAGTATACACCTATTTTAATGAAGGTGCATAACCTCACTATTGATAGTAGTCAGCGCGATAGTACCCTGTACCCACACGCGAATAATTACGTCATCACATTAGAAAATCCTGTATACCAAGTGGAGGAAATACGACTTATATCTGCCCATATCCCAACGGATTTTACACCTCGACCTAAATCATTGGTTTTAAGATTATCTTCTGGTTCTGATGAATTTGATCAATCTATATACATTGGATCACCAAAAGATAGCTTACAAAAGGGGACACCGCATTACACTGGTCATATCCTTATCACAGATGCAGATGTATTATCATTCAGGGGGTCAGATGACCCGGTCATATATCGATTTCATTCGGGGCCACAGAAGATTATCAATGATCTCAGAATTGAATTTTTATATATAGATGCTACTACTGGTGTTCTCATGTCCTATCCATTCACAGATCAACAACATGTTATGAAATTTGAGATAAACTGTTCGACAGATAAACTTGAGGGACTTCCCAAAATTCCAACCGAAGAAGTTGTAGAAAAACCTATAAGCATTCCCAAAGTTAACGAGAATCTTTATAGATGGAAGATTGAATACACTTACATTGCTGTGATTATATTCATTGGTCTTATATTACTTTTACTTATGAAGCGAAAACCTAAAAGATATCAACCACCGATTAGCGAGTGATAGCAAACACGGGTTGAGCGGGTTTCTTCACATTACCGTTAACACGAGAGATGATCATGAAGACTATGACTGAGATCAAGGTAGTCAATAAAGCAGTCAGTGCGTACTGAGACCCACTGTTCTTGGGAACTTTCACGATTTGGGTGATCATCCACCGGGAGAAATCCATCCATGACATCGCCGCGGCGAAAGAGAAACCACCAACAATGGAGTTGAGAGTTTGAGATTGAAGCTCCTGGGTAACCAGATCGACGGTCTTACGGGCAGTGTTAACCACGGACATTTTATATATTACACTGGGAAAATTATTCAGGTAATAGATCCTGGTGTTCTACGATCTTTTTAAATTTTTTTGTTTTAATTGTTTTTGTTTTGGAAAAGATTTGTTCATCGTCTGATGAATCTTCACTAGAGCTCGTATCCGAATCATAATACTTGAATCCTTTATAAGAGAATGACCAACCATCAGGCTCCCATGTACTCATTACTATTAACAGCATTTTTTAACAACTTTTCTGTCGGGTTTTGAGGCACCCAATTGTCCCATCTATCATAGGCCTCATTCACCTGGATAAAATCGGGGTCAGGACCCGAGTACCTCACAAAGGGTGGACAGTCTTCTGGGTCCACTTCCTCCACTTCCTCATCACTTTCCTCTTCATCGTATACGTCTGGTACGATAGACCCAATTGTCTGACCAACTGTGTTCATCGCACAGTACTTCATCGCATATTCCATGTCTTCTGAAAGAATTATATCTCTTCCACAAGCCTTGCAATACTCAGCTGCGAGTAAGGCACTCTTTTCTATAACGGGCTGGATGATATTAAACATATCGGAAATGTACCGCTCCATCATTTCGTCACCACCGTCACCGAAACCAGATTGCATGTTCATCTTTAATATTATTATGAGTAAAATTGTGCTAAATAAAACGAGATACTACATTAGAATGAATCTTCAGCTGAAGAAATTCAAACCCGAATCAATTGCGGATGATAAGGTAATTGTATTTATCGGTAAGCGTAATACGGGTAAATCAACCCTTGTGAAGGACATCATGTATCACAAGAAACATCTCCCAGCAGGGATTGTTCTTTCAGGAACTGAAGAGGGCAATCATTTCTATTCTGAGTTTATTCCCGACCTGTTCATTTATGGTGACTACGATCGAGATGCGATAGAACGAGTGATGGCGAGACAGCGGAAGTTGGTAGGGAATGGAAATGCAAACTGTGGGGCGTTCATGCTTCTGGATGATTGTATGTACGATTCAAAGTTTCTAAAAGATACGTGTATTCGCCAATGTTTCATGAATGGTCGTCACTGGAAAATCTTCTTCATGCTCACGATGCAGTACGTGATGGACCTCCCACCAGCACTTCGAGCGAATGTTGATTACGTTTTCATCCTCAGGGAAAACATTATTCAGAACAGAGAAAAACTGTACAAGTCCTTTTTTGGTATCTTCCCATCCTTTGATATGTTTTGTAAGGTTATGGACGCATGTACAGAAAACTATGAATGTCTCGTGTTAGATAATACAGTGAAATCTAACAAGATACAAGATTGTGTGTTTTGGTACAAGGCGACCGTGCGAAAGAACTTTAGAGTCGGTGGTCCCGACCTCTGGAAACTCCATAAGAAGATGTACAATCCTAAACACTTCCAGCAGAAAGAAGAGGATGCAAAGAAAGCGACGAAAAAGACGAATCTCAAAATCACAAAGACGCGTTGAGTGTTGAATTGAAAAACATACATCTATATTAGATGGCTTCAGAACACGTGAATACCATGAATTTAGCGGACGATGGTGATGGAATGGTCCCCATTCAAGACAATCCATCCACGTCTTTTACACATGAAAAAAATATACACCAAAGTAAAGAGACGACGATGGATTCTACTCCCATTAATGATATTATGATGGAGCCCCCCATGATGACCGACGAACCCAGGATGCAGGGGGTCATGTCACAAATGACTGCTCCTCAGCCCCAAGCGGCGTACCCCGCTCCCCAACAGGGTGCCTCCCAACCTGAGAAGAAGAACCCTCTCAACCTGACCGACGAACAGCTCACCGCACTCGTCGTCGCAGCCTGTACCGCCGCTGCTATCAGTAAACCTATTCAAGATCGCCTCGCGACCTCTGTTCCCAAGTTCCTTAACGAACAAGGGAGCAGAAGTATGGTTGGTCTTGCTTCGACTGGTGTCGTCGCGGCTATTATCTTTTACTTCGTCAAGGATTACATCGTTAAGCCTTGATTTTCCCAACCCATATTACTGTAAATTGAATTATCGATACCAATACCGTATGTTATGAACGCTCCAGTGGCGAATGCCCCCATGAGCAAGAAACTCGACTTAAGTTTCTTGCTTTTGTCCGAACTAGGTTCCTTGATACCACCCTTTGTATCACTAACGAACATATTGAAGATGTAAGTAACGATGAACGCAATAACTGTCGTAGAGAGGAAAAATACCCGATCCACAGCGAGTCTTGGGATACTACCAACTATCAATCGTAAAAGATTTGGTAAAAGAAGAGTCAACCACACGAGATTGAAGTTGTAATTATTTGAAAATTGAGGTACCATGGTCGCACCGTATATAACAATCCAATAAAACACAGTCAACATTAGTACACTCACAGGTGTTTTCATTTATCTAAGTCTAGATTATTTATCCTGGACATGCTCACCACAAAATGTAGTCCGAATTGGTATTTTTTCGTATATACCTAACTGTACACAAATATCACGAAGTTCTATGTAATTGTTCCAAAAGTCTTCGGAGTGGTCATACTCAGGTACTGTACAGTGTGCTAATTCATGTATGAGAACATGGAAAATTTGGTTGACCGTACCATCGAGACACACAGCAATCTCACCACCTTTATTTGTATTATACCCGACTGCGTTGTTCATATACACGAAACCGGTAATTGGAACACATCGCTTTAACACATGAAACTTTTCGTTGTCTGTCTCACGTAAATGTTCTCTGAGGATACGATATTTTTCTTTGACTTCCACCAACCTTTGTGGTTCTTTGGTGGTATAAAATATAAAGATGTTTATGAGTATCAGGAGTAATAGTATCATCTGTTATAGGCAAAGATAAATTTACTATACAACTCTGAAATTGGATTTCCTGTAAGATTTTCCCACTTTTCCATTTTAAAACCATATTCTTCTAGTTGTGTTATTAGGTGATCCTTGTATGCGACGGGTTCAGGTTTAGGTCCGTTTGCGTAATAGGGTGTATCTGATAGATGTACCCACAATTTTTCACCAAACCCCCCATTTCCATGGTCCTTCATTTTGAAAAAGTTACCCATATTATCAACTAAAGGTGTATTGAAAATAATCTTCTCGGAATCTGGGATGATACCGATGAGTCGTCCACCCGATTTCATGCGTTTCTTGATTTCCCGGAGAGAACTCATAAAAAGACCCTTTGTTGCAAAAATATAATGCAAAGAAAAGTTGAAACAAATGATATCATACGTTCTCATTGGACACTTATGAATATCTCCCTCGTAAAAATTTACTCGCATGTTCATAGTCTTCGCACGTGAACGAGCCTCTTCCAGTGCTGATGGTTCGGGGTCACACATGTTTATATTGACCCCACACTTGTTCCATTTTTGAAGATCACCACCGAAGCCACAACCAACATCGAGGATGTGTTGCCCCTCTCGCGCAACAGACTTGATAAGTAGTCTCTTGGCTTCATTGTGATTTTTGCGAATCTCTTCCATATTGAATCATGATTTCGTCTTTTTAATGTACTTACTTAGGTTTAAAGATTCATCACGTAAAACCTATAATGGAATATATCATCGGAGATTGTTTGGAAAAACTATCTCTCGTGAAAGATGGTTCAATTGCGATGATTTATCTTGATCCACCGTTTGATAGTGGTCGTGACTATAAAATGTCTCACGAAAACTCTACCGGCTTCTCGGATACATGGAAAGGTAATGACTATAAAGACTTTATTGAAAAAGTGATAGATCAATGTATCCCAAAACTGAAGAAGGATGGATCTCTTTTTTTTCATATCTCAGCTGAAAAAATGTTCACACCGGAACAAATTCTGAGAGAAAAGTTTAAATATGTTCAACCAATTTTCTGGAAAAAGTGTCGTTCTAAAAATAATGTGAAACATAAACTTGGAGCGACGATTGATATCATATTTAGATGTAACGTATTGAAAACCCCAAAGTTCAATCTCACGTATCAATCTAGGGATGAAATGTACGTGAAAAAATCATTTACTAATCGTGATGAGAGAGGTAATTACGCCCTAGGTCATGTCGTCACAGAAAATACGAAGAAGGGGTACATGTATACATTTCAGTTTGGTGATCGGGTGTACACCCCACCCCCCGGATGGAGAATTAAACAGGAAGAACTCGAGCGTCTCAGAGATGATAATCGACTACATATACCCAAAACGAAGAATTCTAAATTGTATAAGAAAATATATCTTCATGAGAGTGAGGGAAAACCATGTACCGACTTGTGGGATGATATTCACTCAATCAGTCAAGGTTCTGAATTACGAACCTACCCCACAGCCAAGCCAATTAAACTCCTCGAACGAATCATAAAAATTTCTACAGATGAAGGAGATGTGGTACTCGATCCTATGTGTGGTTCAGGGACAACGGGTAAAGCCGCCAAAAATTTAAAACGATCTTGTATTCTTATTGATAAAAATGATAACACAGCTATAATTAGTACGCGCATACAATAGAGTTCTTGAGCTTAGCCAAGAGCTTTCGGGGTTGATCCTGTTGGATTTTTACACATATAGAAGAACCTCGACCAAGTAGGGCGCGGACGCCATTGTTCAAACATACACGCATGCGAAGATTGGGTGTCCCCTCAATCTTCCCACTAGCGCGCCCATTTCGAACCACACATTTCCCAGGGTTCTTCCACAATTCGGTGAGCTCATCGCGATGAAACAGAATCATTTCTCTCGTCCTCTTGAAGTTCAATACAATCCAGTGGGATTCATGTCCGTCAAGGACGCGGTTTAGTATCGAACTGGTATCAATGGTCTTGGAAATTGTGTGGAAGAGTTGTTTATACATATCTCGAACACTCGCTGTTTCATCTGGATACCTTTTGTAATATTCAACAATCGACTTATGAATCTCGTTGAAATCTTCATCTGTAAAAGACATATTTTTCCAATCAAATGAACCACTCTCGGATTCCTTATTCTTCATGGAAACCTTGACACCAGTCTCTACACAAATTGCATCAGGGTTTTGTTTTGTCCCCCCCGCATGTTTCAAATGGCCCAATTTTTCACGAATCGGTGCGAGCTTTGGGTTGTTGTTGACCATATATATCGTACTGATCTCATTGGCGATACCGTCATGATGGTTTCTACCATCGGTGGGGAACATATTTACTACTGTTTTTTTAATATTCAATCTACCACTTAGGGCTTAAAGTTTAGAAACTAACTATAACTATAATGTCCTTAGAAACTGACTACACCACCGTTCCCGGACAAGTCTTTGCGTGTCTCTCCATCATCGGCCCAGAGGCACCCCAAAAGAATGATAAGTTTGGTATCAAGATTCGTGGTGCATTCACAACTCGCGATGAAGCAGCTAATCACGCCAAGCGTCTTCAAAAGGAGGATCCCACATTTGATATTTACGTCGTAGACATGTACAAGTGGCTTCTCATCCCTCCCGATCCCACGAAGATTGAAGATGTACACTACACCAACGAGAAATTGGAGGAAATCATGTCCGGTTACAAGGAGAACCAGGCCCAAGCTGCGCGTATGTTCCAAGAACGTAAGCAAGGGATGGCGGAAACTAAGACTCATCACGTACCCGGTGATGAGAACTCAATGTTCTATACGAAGCCTGACGAAGCCCCACTTCCCCACCCCGCGGAGGTTCTCGAGCGTCTCAAGAAGGAGAAGCCTGATACTCCAATGGAAGAACTCGTAAAGGAAGCAGATGCCATTGTTGCTACCGAATTAGAAGAGCGTAAGAAGCAGCGAGAGGCCGACAATAAACTTGAAGATGTGAAAGAGGAGGCTTAATTTTATAAAAATATCCATATACAATAAACATAATGATCAAGATACTTGTTACAATTATTTTGGTCAGTGCTTTCTTTATTTTGTTTTTTAACCCATCATTTGATTTAAAAAACAAAAAGGAACCCGAAGTCAGTACAACTGCTGGCTTCATCGAAGATACATTTAGGGGTCCATTCGTGGATCATTTTATACCCCCGAAATATGGGGATATAGGAACATTCTCTGCATACTCAACTATACCTGATGATCACTGGTTACATGGATTTCCACATGAGAGTGGTAAAATAGAAATCCCCGATGAAACGAAGGATGAAAAATTAAAGAGACGTTTAGATGAGATTAAGAATACCTGAGAATAACCGGCTGCATAGTTTTCCCCATAAAAAAGCCTAAAAGGAATACAGCAAACGCGATAATCCAGGTGGATTTATCAATTTTGGAAAATATATCATTTTCTTGTGACTGTACTGGCGGTGGAGGTGGATAATCCATGTAATAAGGCATCGGTGAACCCATTTCCTGCTCCGGTTCCTGTTGATCGGGAACCTGATTATCTTCTCGAATCATGGGATCCATAGTTGGGTTATATTCAATGGGGTTACCGATATCAGTTTCCATTTTCTAATATAGAATTTGTTTTTTTAAGCATCTTCTTCCTCACTTTCACTCTCGTCATCGACGATAAAATCCTCGAGATTTCCATTATCGTCCGCGTCGTCATCATCCTCTTCCTCACTTTCATCTGAGTAACACTCATCTTCCGTATCCAGGTCAGAGTCAAAATCTGTATCGTGTTCTTCGTCCCGATAATCATCATCAACCTTGTCCTCTGTAGGTACAAACGCCTCAGGTTTCTTTACCTTTCTTCCTGAACGAGTGATCATTTACAGTTTAAAGAATTTTACTGTTTAAGTACCTTTATAATCTTTGTATCTAGACAATGTGTTCTCGCTGTACTCTTTTTACATTTAGGACACTTTTGTACAATTTTAGTGCCGTCTACGATATATGTCATTACACATGATTCGTGTAGTCCACCGATCGTTTCACAATATGTTGATGTCGTGAGCGCCATGTGCTTATTTTTAATTTTCACGACGGATACAACCTTGAGATCGTCTGGTGCACTCATATTTTTCCGAATGAATGTTTCGAGAAGGGGTTTGACGTCATTCTGATTCACTTGGGGTTTCTCGACACGTTTCTTAATCTCTGGACAATTCTTGATATCGATGTACAACTTATCAATTGTATGCTTTGGAAGAATGTGTCTCCTCCCACAAAAATTTTTACAGAAACCATCGTGACGCCCCCTGAGGGTCTCACATTCACAAAAGCATTTCTGTATGATTTCTTTACCGCTTATGATAAACCATACATGATTGGATCTATGACCTCGTTTGATATTTTCACAATACTTGGAGTTTGTGGAGACGAGAAAACAATTTTTATGTTTGAAAATCTTCGTCACTGAGGCATTCTGTTGTCCTTCCAAATTCTTCTGAACGAATGTCTCGATTTCATATTTAATCTGCTCATCATTAAGTTCATCCTTCTTCTGGGCTACTGTGAAACTACCTTCCCTAAGTTTTGAAGATGGTGATTCAACGATAGTATTTTGGGGAACATCTGTTCGTACTACAATCATACGTAAATTTTCAACGGAAGCTTCTTGTTCTATACGTATGATAGAACTCAGTGGACCATATACATATTTAAATACTGGGAGATAGGCAAGTTGGTCTATCTTACCACCCACACATTCAGTACATCCTTGGCCATTACATGCATCATGTTTTGCCTTTTTATATGACCACGGCATACGGAAACCACTTCCCATTGTTTTTCTAGATACAGAACCATACACAGCGGCATCTACGACTTCATTCCAATTGACACCACCCTTTGATCTAGTGAGGGTTATGATAATATGTTCCCGAAGTGCGACCGCCGAAGCCTGATCCACTACGAGACCATACCAATTTAAATGAACACCGGTTTTGATTTGGTCTCCATATGGTTTCGGTGGGGCTAGTGATATAATACAGTCGCGACCACCGTGACGTTTCACTTTATCACAAATAATTTTACAAATATCCTTGATCTCATCAAGGTTCAACGCTTCATTACCCTTATAATCGATATCTACGAAAAAGTTATAGGTTTCCGTCTTCTGTTCCACGACATAGAGTTTCTCTCCACACTTGACGGCTTCTACGTACTTTTCGTAAAATTTGTCCAATTTATCAAATGGTACGGAGAGTTTTC